AGGGTACCAACGATTACCCGATCACGTCGTCGAGCGTGGCGGCCGGTTGGGCCGATGGCGAAACGGCGAGCGTCGCCGGTCCGACCGTCTATTCGACCGCTCCGCGTTCGCTCGCTCCGGGCAACACTTTCGGAATTCAGATGAAGGTGACCCGCAAGGCGTTGCAGCAGACAGGCAGTGGCTTGGAAGATGCAATCCGCCGGGACATGAACGGCTGTCTTGCCGAGGGCACGGACAAAGCGGTGTTTCTCGGCACTGGCGCCAATGGCCAGCCGAGCGGCATTCTGATTGGTTCCTACGGCATCACCAGTACTGCTGTGAACGCTGCGGCATCGTGGGCCGCGTTCCGTGCGGCCCTGAAGCGCTTCCTTGTCGCCAACGCTGCCAGCTCGCCGAGCGACGCGCGTCTGCTCATCCGTCCCGAGGTTTGGGACAAGATGGACAACACGCTTATTAGCGGCACCGCCGTTTCGGAGTGGGATCGCCTGGTCAAGAACGTGCCGAACGTCGCCATGTCGAGCAACGCGCTTGCGGCGCCGACCGGTTCGCCGCTGACGTCAAAAGCGCTGTTGACCACGACCGTCAACGGCGTGGCGCCGATCTTTGTCGGCACCTGGGGCGCAATCGACCTGATCCGCGACGTCTACAGCGACGCGGCGTCGGGTGGTCTGCGGCTCACCGCACTGGCCACGATGGACGTGACTGCCTCGCGTGCGGAGCAGTTGCAGATTCTGACGGGCATCCAATGAACGAGTTCGCCAGTCTAATTGGCGAACTGGAGTTGCGCGCCTCCCCCAAAGGGGGGCGCCGGCTCAAGGGTCGCTTTCCGTACAATACGAATGCCGTGCTTTCTGACGGTGGTCGAAACGGTGGCCGCCCGAAGAAGGAACGATTTGCGTCGAAAGCGTTCGCCTTCCGCGTGACCGCGCCGGACAAAGAAATCCACCTGTTGGTTGGTCACGACTTCAATCGGCCGCTGGCGTCGAAACTGACTGACACGCTTCGACTGACCGATAGCGACGAAGCGCTGACGTTCGAGGCGGATATTACGCCCGAGATTGCTGCGACCAGCTATGGCGTCGACGTCCTGGCGCAAATCGATTCCGGGCTTGCATACGGAATAAGTCCAGGCTTTCGGCTACCTCCTCCTCGCCGCGTCAAAGCGCCCGAGACATTCACCGACGAAGGCCACGACCCGAAGCGCGGCATGTTCAACGCGCTCATTCGCACGATCAATTCCGCCCTGCTCTATGAACTCTCGATCGTGACCCGGCCCGCGTACAAAGAGAGCAGCATTTCCGCTGACACGCCTGTCAAGCTCGACGCGCTCGGCAATCCGATCGATCCCGAGATTCAAAAGCTGCTGGATGCCGGCTGGACGATCAACGACCAGGGCATGCTCGTTCCGCCGCCCAATCAACCCCTGGTGCGGCCATCTTCAATTCTGAGGTATCGATGACTACCCTTTCGCAAAGAGAAGAGGCGCCCGAGTCCTATCCGACCACGTCGCCGGCCATCACTGGCAACGACGTCGCCTGGCAGCGGATCGAGTCATATATCGCGTACCGCTTCACGCCGCGCACCGTGGTGTGGGTGGTTGAGGGACCGGACGAATGGTCGCCGCCATTGGCGCCGGCCGCCATCACCAAAATTGAAATTTGGGCGGACGGTGGCTGGACGGATATCACCGCCAATGCACCAGACGCTTCGCCGCTTGGCTATTGCCTTGACGGTTGGCGGTACAGGTTCACGGCGGTCGTGGGTGGGGGAAGTCCTGCACCGACGGTGCCCGCGATTGTTTGGGAAGCGGTCAAGCGATTGGCCGCGTATCTCTCCGCAAAGGCTGGCACGCCTGGCGCGCGATCGGAAAGCATCAGCGCGGGCTCGATCGATATTTCGCGGACACGCAGCGAAAGCTGGATGGCGCGCGCCATGGCTAATTCAGGGGCGGCCGATCTGCTCCGCAACTATCGGAGAGTGTGATGGGTATCCTTGATCTGTTTCGCCGCTCGGCGCCGGCCGTGGAAAAGCGCAGCGCTGGCGCGGGGTTCACTGCCGAAGTGATGCGCTTTCGCGAAGCCTATATCAGCGGCAGGACCGGATTGGCGGAACTGTCGGGCACCGTCTCGTCGTGCGTGAGCCTCTGGCAAAATTCCCTTAGCCTGGCCAAGGTCGCCGGCACCGACATGCTTGGTCCGTGCGAATTGGCGCTGATCGGCAGATCGCTCGCGCTCCGTGGCGAGTTCGTCGCGCTCATTGACGGCGACACGCTCGTTCCCGCCAGTGATTGGGACACTCGCACCCGCAACTCAAAGCCGGTCGCGTACCGCCTTTCCATTCCCGAGGCTGGCGGCGGCAGGACCGAGACCGCGTTGGCTGGCGAAGTGGTCCATGTCCGGATTAACGCGGATCCCGCCGCGCCCTGGTTAGGCGTCTCGCCACTGCGCACCGCAAGCCTTTCGGCCGGAATGCTTCACAGCGTCGAGTCTGCGCTGAGCGAGGTCTATGAATCGATGCCGTTCGGTAGCCAGGTGGTCCCGATGCCCGAGGCGCCGGAGACCGACAACACCAACCTGCAGCGCTCGTTCAAAGGCCAGCGCGGCCGTGTGCTGTTGCGCGAATCTGTCGTGGTCACCGCGGCCGGTGGCCCGGCGCCGCAACAGGATTGGCGCCCGTCCGATTTGACGCCATCACTGGAAAAGGCCGTGCCGATCCAGGCGCTATCCGCGGCGCGGGAAAGCATTGCTATGGCATATGGGGTGTTGCCGGCGCTGCTCGACAAGGCCACCACTGGCCAGCTTGTGAAGCAGGCGCAACAGCATCTGGTGCAATTCACGCTCCAGCCGGTGGCCGAACTGATTGCCACCGAGGCGTCGGAAAAGCTCGCCAGCCCTGTCAGCCTCGACGTGATGACCGGAACGCAGGCATTCGATACCGGCGCCGCGGCGAGATCGTTCCAGATGCTGATTGCCGGCCTGGCCGCCGCGAAGGAAGCCGGCATCGACGCCAAGGCGGCCCTGGCCATGCTGGATTGGTCGTCGAATGAAATATAGCGACACCGGGCTTCGGGCGGGAGGCGGCGAAGAAGCGGCGGTCAGCCGCATGTACCGCGCGGCCGTTGTACAGGCCGTGCAAGACGCCACCGCGATCATTCCCGAGCCGAAGCCCGGCGCGTCGCCGCAATATCGGCGCGACCTGGCGCGCAAGGCGGAAGAACGTGACGAAGCGCGCCAGTGGCTGCTTGAGGGTGGCGAGGATTTTCGCGAGGTCTGCGAAATGGCCGGTTTATGTCCGCGCCAGGTCCGCGCTCGCGCAGTGGAGTTGATCGAAAATGGCATTCGAGTTGGAAGTGAGCCGGTGGGTCGAAAAAGTCCAAGGCAACATGGACGAAGCGTTCCGCCGGCTGGCGTTCCAGCTGGCGCGGAAGATTGTCGAGAGAACGCCGGTAAAGACGGGGGCGGCGCGGGGCGGCTGGCAGGCCGGCGTAAACGCGATTCCCAGTGGGGATACCGCGGCGGATCCTGGCGGTGAAGCGACGCTTGCCAGGATCGCGGCGGTCATAGCCACGGCCAAGGTTGGCGACGTCATCTACATCAGCAACGGCCAGCCGCATATTTTGCGGCTCGAACACGGCTGGAGCGAGCAGAGTCCGGCCGGAATGGTCAAGGTAACGCTGGTCGAGGCGCAGTCGATTGCCAACCGAGTGGCGGCGGGGCTGCGAGGGTAGGGTGCGGGAAACGCTCAAAATAGCATTTAGAAATCAACGGCACTTTTTCGCCCGCACTTTTCCTTAAGTGATTGCTGCCGTTGAATTTTGAGACTTCTGCCTCCCCCACCATCGTTAAGTCAAAGACTTAGCATGGAAACAGAGCCGGAACGGGCGATCGCCGTGCGACACGGCGGTGTCGCACTCCATTTGACCGCTGCGTTCGCTGCATGTTCTCATGCGCCGATGGGCAAGAAATACGCTGCGGAGTACCGCAAACAAAAACGCGCCGAGTGGGCGCGGCAGTTGCAGACGGAGAAGGATGGGCCGCTGCTGGATCTCCTGGCCAAGGTGCGGCCGCACACCTATGCCGCCGAACTCGGCGACGATCCGCGGTCGTTGGCGCTACGCGATCTGGCCGCCGCGATGGTGGGCGCAGAATGTTTGCCGGTGGTCATGAGCTTTCCCACGAGCTCGCGGCAATGAAGAGGTCGTCCGAAATGTCGACCGATGACTATATGGCCGGCCTCGTGGACGCAGAAATCCGAACGATGCAAGCTCGCGAGCATGGAGAAGATGAGCGGCGCCGAATACGCGCAAGTCTCGACATTACATGGCGAATGCGTTGCCGTCGCGGATAGAGCAGCTCTCCCCGGAAACGCTTTGGGAAACGATTTCCAGCGTCATGCCGTGTCGCTGAATGATGACCTTGCCGGTGCTTCGTCCGACGATGACGCTGACCGTGCAGCTCGAAAAGGATTGATCGAACCTGATTTCCATCCGACCTGCACGGCCGCCATCCAGCTCGGCAATGCCGACGAGCCTCCCATTTTGAAGACTGACGTTTCTGGCTCGACCGCCAGCAGCCGGGGCGCCGGGTGCCAGTTCGGCTGAGTTGCTGCCTCTCGGACCGCTGAAGGAAGCCTTCACAAATATTCGACCCGTGGAACTCACATAGATTATTCGCTGCTGATGAACCGATCCTGTCACGGTTTTTCCGTTCGGAGCGACCAAAGTATTGTTCAGCGACCATGAGGCCGTGATGGTCTTGTTCTGAATTTGCTGAGGCGCGGCCGACGCAAGGGAATTCATCAGAACGAGGGCTGTAAGCGGTAGAACGAATGCCTTCATCAATTCGTTCATTTTTCTCTCCCAACACAGGCTGTCGCCCGAGGTACGATCGGAGGGAAGATGATAATGGTGCTACGCGCCTCAATATAGAGCAGGCTGCCCGTGTCGGCGCGGGTCTTCGACTTTGTTGCGTTGCTTTGAGAAGGCCGGTCCATCCGCGGCTCGGCCACTCGGGGGACTGGCCCGCTTCGGCCGCCGAAGAAGCGGCGGCGGGCTGCCGGTGTTGTTTCGCAAAACGCATCAGGCTGGACGCGCCCCGAAGGCAAGAAGCCGGCCTTCACGCCCCGCAAAGCGCGCGATGTCGAGACGCGCGCCTTGTTCTCAATGCTGGCCGCTGGCAATCGTCCAATTGCCTCCTGAGCCTCTACCGGCCATTTCAGTTGCAGGCCTTCGCATAGACGTTTCCGCTGTCGCCGATTCGACTTC